GTGTGCCTGCTTATTGATCCGCTTTTCAATCTTGTCAATTGCCTCTGTGACCGGTCCATTACATCCCTGTTCTTTCAAACCTTTCAGACACGCAAGCAATCCATAGGTAAGCAGCCACAACTCTGATTTCATAACCTTGATATCTTCATCCTGTTTATTCTGTCGGCTGAACCACTTATAGCAGGCAATCAGTATCCCGCCGATCGAAATAATCGCTCCCATAACACTTGCAATTGTAATAATTGTATTTATGCCTATGTACATTGGACTTCCCCCTTTCCTTAATAACAAAAGCCAACAAAAATTTCTCTGTTGACTTTTTACCCAATACTTTAATTCAATCCATATAAACCTATTGTGTCATATTTTTTATTTGACGACGGATTATTAAAGGTAGATTTTACCTGCATGCCTACAATTTCGCCCTTTTTTGCTCCATCCAATATCCATATATAAAAGCTCTGATAATTTTCAAAATTGCCGATTTGAGCTAATATAGAAATGTCATATGTTGCGTCATTCCTCTTAATAAGTTCCCATGCTGTTATTTTATCTTGCGCGTAGTTATGGCTTTGGTATTTTTCATAAATCAGCAAAAATTTGTCATAATCTTTTTCCAGAGTTATTGAATTTGTACTAAGGGTTCTTGTTGTCATTGCTGATGACCAATAACCACTTTGAGAGACATACAATTTTTCTGCCTGGCTCCATAATCCACCGCCACCTATATAAAAGGGATAACTGTATCAGCACCCGCCTTTATATAACCATAATTTCCATCGGCATCAACTCCAAATGTCATCCCACCAAGGCTTTCTTTCGGTACATACTTTTCTTCAACTTCCTCCATTGTGGTATAGTTCTTCTCAGATAACTCTGTATTAGTTACATATCCTGATGGAATGCTAGTCAAATACTCTCCTTTTGGTTGAAACTTTCCGATACACCAATCCCTTATTGCTTTCAAATTAGGTATTCCCATTATGTTGTCTCCTCTCCGTTTAATTCAGCAAGTGTTTCATCATACGTCATTTCTGTTTCGCCACCTCCGGAACTACTATTTTCAAGTCCCAACTGTGCTGATGTCAAATTTCCAATCAATGTAACATTATTGATGGATGGTTTATTTAATAATTGCGCATAGTCATTCACACCACCAGACGAACCTCCCGTATCAGAATTACTAGGAGTGCTCTGCAGAATACTTCCAAGTTTATATACTCTTAAATGCATGTTAAGAGCAGTCCATTTAGTACCATCCACCAAAGATACTTGTCCCTGACTATCCTTTTTATAGAGCATTGGTTGTATATTAATCTGTATACCTGATTGAAGCGGTGGTCCATAAATTCCCCATAAGTCAATAGCATTTACCGATAACACTCCATTACATTGCGTAGGAACTATTGGGAACCAGCTATTCCATAGGCCGCCAATAGAATAAACATTAAGTCCAACAAGCACCTGTCCTTCATATGTATCAACTGAATCTACATAATCATATGTATTCAATGCCCCATATAAATGATAAAGATAATAGGTCTTATCGCTCCAAGCTCCTTCTGTAAAGGCTGATTTATCAACCTGAAATAAAGTTGTTCCTCCCGAGCATTTAACTGATGCTTTTATTTCCTGATGGTATACTTCAAGTCCCATTTGATTTAACAAACTCAAATTTTTGCTGTGAACGTTTGTATTTGAAATATTTCCAACAAGCAATTCAGTTAAGCTATTTATCTGCTCCTGCAAATCTTTAATATTTCCTATTGTTGCATATACGGCATTATCTACGTCCACAGTAACATTTGCTGCATTGCTTATGGTTGTTGATAATGTAAGATATGCTCCCGAAACAGTTACACCCTCAAACGGCGGCATATAACATATTCCAGATGTTTCGTTTGCAATAGCATAAACAATTTCGTTTTCTTCATCTTGCGCATACAGTGCAACTGTCTTGATGTAATACCCCTCTGTCAAAGTTGTATTAGTAATCACCGTTTCTATTTTTACTGTACTATTTTCAAATTTCGATACTTTGGATATACTACCAATCTGTTTAATTCCATCGATTGTTTCCAATGTTTCCAACTCATCAGTTGCATACTCCACATTAGATAGTGCTACTTGTGTAAAAACTATGGTCTGTTGATTGGCAAGCACCTTGGCCATGAGTTCTCTACCCTTTTCCGTTGTTACTAGCTTTGAAAAGACTGCCATTTTTTACCCTCCTACTTAATCTGATATTTCGATATATTCCACAAATCCTACGGCTCCTGCTAAATAGATATTTTGATTTGGCTTACACAATACCTTATTAACAGAAACTATAAGCATGTTACAAGGTATCATCTCCTCAATTAGCTTATTAACCTCATCAACCAAACCTGATTTTTCCAAATGTGTCGTAATATCAATCTCATATTCCTTATCAAACTTGCGTTTTACTGTAAATACGCTATCACCACATATCTGTCCTAGCCGGAGCAAAAATACTCTGATGGTGTAAGGCAATTTGTTATACCATCGCAACAATACTCTCTGTCTGCGAACCTCTATGGAATCTGTCCTAGCCGGATAAATTCCAAGCAATGATTCAAAACGCGATATACCATATTCATCAGCCGTAGAAATAAACCGATTGTAAAGTATCTTTTCAGCATTTTTCCATAAAAGAACAAATTCCGGATTTTCTGCATCTAAAGTTGCGACAGGCTCTTTATACTGTTGCATGAATTCCGGTAAATAAGATACAAGATTTATTTCTCTGCTCATACAATTATTCCCCCAAATACCGGTATTTCATATGTACCTAACGATATATTTTCAGTGCTTTCATTTACTGTAGTTCCTACAGCATCAATAATTCCATTAATGGAAAGAATCCTTGCTTCAATTTGACTAATTCTTACTACTGTTACTGAAGCATCGGCCCATTCTTTTCGTAATTCTAATAAATACTCCTGAATTACTTTTTCTACAGAAGTCTGTAGTTTAGACCAGCTATAACCGTTTTCATATGTCAGAGTGGTTTTTATGTTTATTACAACAGGAGTCGCACTTTTTACTCTTACTACATGACCAATTGGTGCAATTCCATATCCTTCCCCAGCATTTTCTTCGGGATCCAATTCTGTCTGTATCTGAGATATCAATACATCAGAGACTTCCCCATAATCATAGGAATTAACCACTGTAACAAGCACGGTTCCCCCAACAGTCAACTTTTTATTGCTTGCATTCTGGTAAACTGCTGTTAACCACTGTTTTACACCATCTTCAAGCGAGTTACAAATAGTCTTATACCACTTTGTTACATCTGCAGATGGAATCATTTCAGCCGGGTTAAATTCACTATTCCATACTCTTGTAATCTTACAGTTACCTACACCTTCAATCTTTCGAACTTTTGCTAAATAATCTGCTCTGTTTCCACCAAATGCCTGCTCACCAAAGGAATCAAAATATCGCTTTCTGAGTTTTTCTGTATCCTCTTCATCCTCTCCTGGAATAAGAATCCCCGTCAAGCAAGCTGTTTGCAATCCTTTAATATATTCCATCGGAATCATTTCCCCTAAATACTGATTGCCGATATTTCCAAGTTCTTCACATTCAACTTTATATATTCCGTCTGCAATTTTTTCCGTAACAATATAGTTAATCTCTCCAATGTTAAATCGCTGACCGAGCACATCAATATTGGAAGGGGTAAATTCTCCTTTTAATACAGCATGTGTTGCCGGTTCTGGAATAATTCCCCTATCTTTGCATAATAAAATGAGAAAATCCCTTGCTGCAGTATCACCGTAAGAATTAGCAATCATTACATCAAGTCCAATATACAAATTTTGTAATTCAACGGCTGTTGAACTGTGCGTATCCCAAATTAAAGAGCTTTCTCTTTTGTCCATATTATCCGGCACACGCCCTAACATCCTTTTTAGTAATATTTCATATGTCATATCCTCATACATTAAATATTCACCCTCTTATCTGCTTCTATATCTCCAAATATGGTATGTACTACAAATTTTGTATGAACAATGCCTTTTTGGGTTGTGTCATGTTGAAAATCACTCACATCAGTAACTCGAGTGTCTACAATTAATGCCTCTCGGATTCTACGCTCTAGTTCAGGACACACATATGTAATTGGCTTTCCGTACAAATCAATGGTTTCTATACCATAATTCCAAGAATAAATAATATATTTATATCTCTCCGTATTCAGAATACGATATACCATTTGTTTCATAGCAGCCATTTCATCACAAAACCCTCTCACAGAAGTGCCCTGTAAATCCATTTTGTAAACCCGACTTGGTTGCTCTTTAACTTCAAAATCATGCTTCAAAAAACCGCTTGCAGATGGTATCATGACATTTCTCCTATCCTATCTAGCACAATATATCTCTGACCACCTTGTTGTCCCAACAAAATGACCTTGTTACCTACTTTCAATGCATTATGTATCCTTATCTTTTTACGTCCAATAATTTTGTGTTCATGTGAAGTTGTGGTACTTGTTAATATTCCATTCCACAAATGACTATGTACAGGTTCCCCACTATAGTCATTTTGTCCGGATATAGCATGCCCGTGTGTTACTTTCATTGTTTCTGTATTCCAATCCACAGTAACTTCTGTATCATAATCAGTTACATTTCTTGTCAATACCAACTGCTTACTACCAAGTATCATTTTCTGGTCAACGGCTATACTTAATGGATTTATGCTGACCACTTCGCCATAACATATGTGTACTGGATTAGATGCCTTAACTGCCTCTACTGCTATTTTTTGTATTGTTTTTACCAATTCTGTAGCATTAAGCAATAAATTCACCTCCCCGCAAAGTAATGTCCATCCAATGTTCATTTTCCTTATATGTATGTTTACATGTTTCTACCAACATAAAGTTTTGCAGGGAAACATCTCCCAAATTCAGATTAACAACAAGCATGGAACCTGCTCTTACCCGATTGTCACCAAACACTTTTGTCAACCTTAAATTTCTAGTCTTGTGGTTATACAATGATAGCAATGCATCTGCTTTTGCTGCTCCATCCTCACCTTCAGATAAGGTTCCATAATATTGAAGTGTTCCCCACTCATTGATATGTGCACCATCCTGCGCGATATAGACTTCTCGCTTTCCAGCCTCTTCGTTCTCATAAGTCAATTTAATTTTGTTATATGTGCTATCATCAATGCTTGAGGTGTATTCGTAATTCTCCCCGGTTTCTTCATCAATCATCAAATAATTTCCGGAATCATTTCTTACATACATAGATGACAGGCTCTTTAAAGTAAGCCTGCCACAATCATCATATAACACATACATCTCTTTCGTATTCGTAAGCGTAAGGTCAAGTGCATTCTCAATCATTTCAAAAAGAGATTTATCTTTTTCTATTCTTTCTTCAATTACATATCCTGTCTGTTCTAATGTTCCAATTTGCAATCCATAATCTGCTGCCAACATAGCAATAACTTGGTCCGCTGTCATATTTTCATAGACTTTGGTATCCTTATTTTTCAGATAACGTAACTGATCATATGCCGTAATAGTAACAATCTGCTCCTTATTACGTTGCTGTTTGAATATAAATCCAAAAAAGATATCCTCGCCATTTTGTTGCATTCTAACAGGACTACCCTCTGCAAATTCAATACCATCTGTCTTTACCACTTTGAAGGTAAGTTTACCCGGCATTCCCCGACGTTCTGTATACCACTCAACCCCTTCCTCAATACAAGGAATATACAATTTTTCCTGATTCTGACTTGCAATGTATAAGTCTACTGACATAATTTCTCCTATATTGCCGGCAAAACTAATACTGTTCCCGGTTTAATATTTGTTGGGTCCGTTATCTTATCTTTGTTTGCATTATATAGCATAGCAAACTTTCCCCCATCACCATATTGTTCCTTAGCAATGTTGAATAAGCTTTCATTTTTTCGTACCGTATAGTTTCTGTTCTTTTTTGTATTAGGTGCACTCTCCCGGGACCTAGTCGGTTCAACATTAGCTGTATACGTTGCGGTGCTCCCACCGGTAGTTACAGTTCCTTGTACTGCAATACTTTTTGTTCCATAATTTCGGTACTGCTTCATCCGAATCTTAACTGTCACATCAAAACCATTCCCGGCACTTTCTGTAATACGATAATTTTCCATTGTAACCTTGATATTTGTGTTAAACAACGGTTTTCCATTAGGCAATTTTCTACATACAATAAACTGAAACGGCGTCTTACCTATTTTCAACTTTTCAAAGTATTCCAAAAAATATGATGCCCCAATAAAACCTGAAGCATATACCGCTGTTGGTCTTGCCACCTGTGGTATATCACATTCAAATTCTATATCCGTCAGTCCAGCTGTTTTTAAAATATTGATTTCACCCTCATTTATCAGGCTAACCGTATTATTCTTATTATTTATACGAATATCCAATTTTTCCGGGGTGACCGGAAGTAAGCACTGTCCTAAATAAAAATCATATCCTTTTCCCATTTACGCATGTGCTCCTTCCGTTACAATTTCTACTGCTTCGCCCATCGCATCTCCCAAACCGGTTAACAAACCATCTAAGTCCATTCCTGATGAAATATTATTGTGATTTACCTGTTCAATCTTTACGCTTGCTGTTGTATAACGGTCAATGGATTCTCTTTCTGCAATATCCCTGAGATACTTAAGGTCCTCTTCTGATATCTCCATAGAATCTGAAATAGAACCTGTGTCATCATATATTCCCTCAATATTGTCACCCATGTCTGCAAACATTGAAGTATAATCTTCTACATTGGGAATTTCTGTTCCGGTCAATCCATTAATAGATTTTGCAAGACCATCTCCAAGTTCACTTCCCTTGTCCCATGCATCGCCATAGTTGATTCTGTCAAAATAGTAGTCTTCCGCATTCTTTTGCTCCATGACCACTTTTCCTTCACCAAATTTCCCCGTCACCCAACTATCAAGATTTGTACGCCAGCCAGATACAGCATCTGCCAGGCTCGTATTAAATAGCGTATCTATCACTGATGCCAATGCCTGTAATCCAGCAAGTGCCATGTCAATGAAATCAAAAAACAGCCGTGCAGCTGCCCCGATTGGGTCTGTAAAAACATTTGCAAAGAAATTTGCAAACATAGCAACGAAGTTCCAAAGCCTCACAAAATTATATATGATTAAATTAATTGCAGAAATAAGCAAATTACCTATAAATGCCGCACCTACAGCCAATGCTCCGGTCACAACACCAATTCCAGACTCTGCCACATCTGTAGTCTTTGCAATCCAATTACAAAGTGCAAATAAGGTGGCTATAAGTATAACTATTGCCAAGACAATCCATGTAATAGGGCAAGCTAATAAAGCTGCATTAAAACCATACTGCGAAACGGTCGCTGCAAAAGTCGCTTTACTATGCAACATTAATGATGCCTTATGTATTGAAGTTGCAAGAGCTGCTAAAAGTTGTAATTTATTGTGAATCGCAACTACTGCATTATAAGCGAGCATTGCTCCCACAATGCCATATATGATAGGACTAATAATAGGCCATGCTCCTGCTACTACATTTGCAATAGCAACAAATATGTTCAATACAATCAATGCAACCCTCGCCAATTTAGACATTGCCTGAACAGCATTCGCTATAAACTCCTGTGTAGCTGTACTATTTGCAAACTCATTTAAACGCTGCAGAACAGGCTGAAATGCCATCAAGGCAGTATTTTGAAAAGATTGCCATAACTGTGCCCATGTCATTGGCATAGCCTCGAACTTCGCATTAATATCATCACTAGCTGCGAAAATTGCCGCTTTAACAACATTTGCCGACAACTCACCTTTTGATGCCATTTCACGAATTTCACCAATTGGCACTTGCAAATAATCTGCTATATTTTGAATTAAATTAGGTGCCTGCTCAAAGATACTATTTAACTCATCTCCACGAAGCACACCAGAACCCAAAGCCTGCGATAATTGCAACATTGCATTGGATGCCTCTTGTGTACTAGCTCCTGCAATAGTCATCTGTTTTTGTACCAGGTTTGCAAAAGCAACAACCTCGGCCGAACCTCCAAAGGCATCTTTTGCGTTGTTTCCAAATCTTGCCACCACACCTGCCATATCTGCAAATGAACCCCTAGCATCCTGTGCTGCAGCATATGTCATGTTTACAAGTTCTTGTGTACTTTGTAACCCATCATTCATAAGTTCAAGTCGTGCTGTAGTAGAAATCAAATCATCCGATGCTTTTAGGATTTTTCCGACACTTTGAATGCTGACATAAGCAGCGACCATACCCTTAATCTTATTTGTAAGGCCATCTGCTTGTGATACCCCCTCCTTGAGCTCTTGATTAAATCTTTCCTGTGCATCCGTATTATCACGAATATACCGTTCTGTGTTCCCGATTGTACCTGACAATTGCAAATATGCACTATTGATATCACCAATGTCCATGCTCTGCATAGCCTGATTCAACCGTTGTTGTTCACTTACAGCCGTTGCTAATTGCCCTCTAAGCTTCTCCAATTCTGCATTTGCCACATCCGTTCCAATATCCAATGGATTGTTTTCTATTGTATGAATTCTCTGTTGAATATCCTGTATTCTCTGACCAAGTGTATTTATATCCTGCAAAGCATCATCCGGAAGTAAGTCCATACTATTTGCGGTCTGTATAATCTCAATTTGTGTCTGATTCAATTCTGCAAGCAAACTATTGGCACTTTGAACCTCTTGTTGAAATCGTTCAATCCCCGTTCCAGTAAAAACTTCAAGACTATTACTTTTCCACTCTACTGGAACAGTAGTCGTTGATGGAATCTCTGGCAACTTTTCATTCTGAGGAATAGAAAGTTGTACTCCAATTTTGGTGCCATCTAATGCAAGTGCCGCATTTTCCAACTCATATAGTGCCACAGTTGCTTGGTTTATATCCTCTCTAGCTCCATCCAAAGATGCTGCCATGTCAACATCTGTATTCATGGCTTGTTGCATATCATATACGGCAGAAACAGCAAGATTTACAGAACTGATGATGCCATAAATAACATTTGTAAAATTGTCATGTAATATAATCCCTGTTTCGATTTTACCCATTTTCTATCACCTGCATTTCGCCGTTCGCTCAATTTTTCTACGTTCCTCTTTATTGCTTTCTATCTTTGATTTTATTGATGCTATTACAAACGCTTTATCTTCATCATCTAAACTCAAAAAAACAGAAGGCAAAATATGTAACTTTTGAAGGGCATAATGGGCATAATTTGCTTCCCAATCCCCTTCATCAATTAGTTTTTTGCTTCATCTACCTTATCAGCAAAGGATTTGTTGAATCCCTGGAAATTCTGCATCCAAACAACTAAATCCTGATATTCTCCCGGATCATCAACCATAGCGTACAACAATTCTTCTGGTGTCATTACACCATATGAATCCTGTAATTCTTTATCATACAAATCCGGGCATACCGTTGATTGAACAATCATCTTTGCCACATAGGCAGCCGTATCCATCTTTGGTCTAAACAGATTTGGTTTTCCAGTAATCTGTACCTCGGATGTACATGACTCTCTCAACGTATCATTTTCTTTTGACGTAATATGTCGGAATTCCCATTCCAAAGGGCAACCATTATCATCCAGCAATGATGTAGTCGGAGCATATTTTTCATTAACTTTCACAACCTTATTTGTTTTCATAAATCTACTAAATTTGGACATCCCTCTTATTCCTCTCTTTCTCAAATAAAAAGAGAACTTATTTCTAAGTTCTCCTTATAATACGTTATAATGTAATTTTTTCTATCTGTTTTGGTACTCTGGCATTTAGTTCAAAAACTAAGTTTGATGCATCCATACGATTGGGGGCTGCATCTTTAAGTATTATCACTCTTTCTTTACCACTCGAATCCCTATATCCAATAATTGCATGACTTGTAATCTGTTTCCTTACCTTTGTCTTTGGTGCGGAACCTATAACAGCTCCACCTACTCCAAATAATGCAGCTCCAATCATCCCCTTTGCTACACTACTCTTTAAATATTGGATATTTTCCACATCTGTCAAACATTCAGCATACAAAATCCTTTGTATTGGCAAACGGTACTCTTTTGATTGACAAGCAATAGTTACCCCCTGCGAGTCCACAGTTACAACGCATGGACTTTTTTCCTCTGCATTTAGTCCTTTAACATGTACTAATCCCCAAAAACTTTTTTCCTTACATGATTTAGTCGTTTTTCCACTTTGAACTTGAGATGTTTTTTTATACATATAAAGTGAAAAAATGACTACTCCTATTAAAAAAACAATTACAACTAATTCCATAAGCATTCCCCCTTTTTGTATATTTAATTATACATCAAAAGGGGGAATGCTGTCATCCATCTAATTTGTTAAAAATCCCGTAAGTTCTGTAAAGGATTCTGGAATCGAGAAATCTTCAAATGTACCCTTAATTTCCTCATCCAAGTATTCTCCGTCTGCATCAAATTTTGCCAACACTCCGCCATCCGTGTTGCAATCATAAAATATAACTGTCTGACGCTTGGCACTTGACGTACGGTCGTCATTGGTAATCTGCATTTCAAAATACACATCTTCTCCTGTATTTTTGTAATCTGCAAGGCACTGGCGCATAACCGATTGATTGTAATGTGCTGTTCCTGAAAACGTACCTTCCATTCCACAGGACTTATGACCTACCATTATTGCTCCCAAACGGGGTACTTTGGCTTTTGTCTTGTCGACTTTTGCCTCCATGTCAATCATGTTCATAAAATTATATCGTCTAGTACCGATTGTAATAAAACACTCTGCCAACTTTGCTGCAATAGTGTCCCGTGCTTTCATTTTTACATTATCATTGCTCATTATCCACAACCTCCTACTGTACCACAACGGTCATATATAAAATTCCCATTGCATTAACAACCTCAATAGTGCTATCCACTACTACCGATTTTTTAGTTTTTCCCTGTGCTACAGTAACACTTGAATCCGTAAAGTTTTCGATAGCACCGATTTCCTGCAACTGCTGTCTGATTTTTACCAAATCGGACCATAAAGATGCTCTACCTGCTGCATTATTAGGTACAACACCAAGATACTTTGTGTTGAATAAAACAGCATCATCATTACCTACCTGATCAATAACGCGAATTGTCTGATTATCTTTGAAAACCTCTCCGCAATCTGCAGATACAGTTACCATACTGTTAATGTCATCCAACACTCTTACATCAGAATTTACATTATGTAATACAAAACAACCGGTTCTTTTTAAGGTAATTAGTTCTGCCTGCGTATACTTCGTATCAACAGTAAATTCACCATCATACCTTTTATTTTGGCAACTCTTATTCACCTCACATCCTGCCTGAATTCCAGTTACCCAATATACAAGTGATGACTCAGAAGCCTCTGTGTCCGTCACCTTATTTTTTACACTGATTACCCCCATGTAATCTGCCTCTGGATAATCATAAACTACCAGCTGAAACTTAATTCCAATTACATCTCTCATTCTCTTACATAATGCTACAAACATCTTCTTAATTTTTTCATCTGTAGAAATAATCCCCATAGTGTTAAAGGAATACGTTTCTGCTAAATTTGCGTACTCCTGATAAGCAGTTCCATCTACGGTGCTATTGGTTCCACCTGTTAATGGTGTAGCTGCTGTCACTGCCAATTCTGCATCCTTTTTAAAAGTAACATAATCATTATCAATTAAGTCTGCTGCGGTACCAACTACCTGTTGGTCTACCTTATTAGCTCCAAGATAAGTAACAACATTGAACTTTGCTTCGTCATCCACATCAGACTGAATTACAATTTTAATGTCATTTCCCCTTGTTCCGGCATACTGTGCAGTTGCAAAATCATTGGATGCTTTATCACCATTGCCATTCAAACGATATAGTAACAGTGTCTTAGCACCAATAAATACATCCCTTAAGCTTTTTAGCTTATCATCATCGTATGAATAACCTAATATTTTCATACTGTCATTTCTAAAGTCATCCCCGCAAATTTCAATCATCTTTCCACTTGCACCCCAATCAAGTTCTACTGGCATTGTGGCTACTCCCCTTGCAGATAACTGTGCTGTAGCAGATGCCGCTGAGACATAATTGATATAGGCTCCTGGAAGAACCTTATCCTGTTTAACAAAATTTCCACCACCTAAAGACATTTACTTCACCTTTCCTTTCATAAAACTATTGATTTTTTCACGTACAGCCTTCAAAGTGTATTTACGGTTGTCATCAAGCAGGGCATCTAGAACATCCCTTTTTCCTTGAAATTCCATAGCTTCCATCAGCTGCACTTTCTCATACTCCTTTTCCTGTTGGACCAATACCTTTTTAGTTGTCGCCAACTCTATCACCTGCCTTTTCTATCAATAGAACATCTTCCATTAATTCATTTTTTTCATTTTTAATAACAAAATAATCATAATTAACAAAGAAGTTCAAAACTCCATCCACCACTTCATGTTTCATTTTTGTGCCCATAATCGGTTCTGTATCACCATCCATTGTAATGTACTCTAAACAGTCATACATTCTTTCAGCAACATCCGCACATTCCCGCCGCACCTCCTGAGACTTTGGAAAATACTGAATGCTAAACTGACCTGTCCATTGATAACGCCTGCCAAGGAACAGATTGTTTGCAGGATTCAGGCAGACAATAAAAAAGCAAGGCTCCGTTAGGTCTTGCTTAATTTCTTCCATATGATTTTCATAATCATCCCCAAATTCTTTATTCAGGGCAACGCTGATTGCCGCTATAATTTCATTTATCATTTCATGACATCTCCAAAGTATTTTTTAATTTTTTGCGTCAGAATCCGCGGTGCCATGTCCTGTAATTCCTGTTCTGATATTGTCATCATAAAGTGACCCATAACCCAATTAGAATGATTTGCTGTCCGGTGTCCATATTCAACATAAGATGCATATTCGACCGGATTTATGATTTCAATAACATAGTTATTTCCATCATGGTTTATTTTTAAACTATTAGCATATCCTACCGCTGATGCCCTCTTCCCAGCCGTCCACCCCCTCCTTAATGTTCCGCCTTTTTTCCCAGGTACCTTCTGTCCTCTGTGACTCTGACCCGATGCACAGGTATATGAAGCACCAGAATAATCACCGACGGGGGTTCTTTTGATTACCAGCCGCAATAGCCTTGCCGCTAGCTCCTTTGCACAAGCTTCTACAAATTCATCCGGATCCTGCATTTTTTCCAATTGAGTTTGAAATTCTTTAAGTCCTTTTACATCAAATCTTCCCAAGGAAGCCATGTCACGTATACCTTTCTGACAAATTAAGTACAATCTCCTGGTGCGTTGGATAGACAGCTGCCACGCCACTACATTCATAGTTTTGTTGTATACCGGCCTGTGTTACCACTATTTTTGCACCTGGTTTAATTCGTAGATCTGGTGACAAAAATAATTTTGTAATCTGAGCTGTTTTTGCTGCAGATTCTGTTTGTTCCACGGTACTAATATTGGAATAAGATAAGCGGCAAGGCTCCCTTTCCAATATCACTACCTCTTTGTCCGTAGTCATCTTAGTTTTATGGTCTTTGACTTTCTGATATTCAACCACTGTACATATTCCGTCATATGTAGCTTCCTGTGCCTTTCTCGCAAGTACTCGAGCCTGTTTAATTGCATCCGAAATCATTTCCATGCCACCTTTCGATAACGGTTCAGTGAGAACTTATAATTTTTCAGCACTGTATCCTTGAAATTGTCATCCACATACTGCCGGAATGAGGTAGTGGTATCCCCCTCGGAAATAGATGAAACAGCACCGATTGCTGCTGTTTCATCCCCCATATTTTCATTCCGATATAAGTCCATTGCCATGCGGTAGGCTGTATGATTCAGTCCTTCTGGCACTTCATCCACATGGCAATAGTTCTTTATGATTTCTTCCACATTTGCAATGACAAATTCAAGTATTTCATTCTTGCTCTCATCTTCAATTCCAAGAAGCTTCTTTAACTTTGCCACTTCCATAGCAATTACCCAAGTTTATGCTGAATAGCAACGATTCTAAGCTGCTTTGATTCATATACCGGCTTCCAATTTTCGCCCATTGCAAGTTCTGCTCTGGTTGGAGTTTCGACATTGTCTCGCTTAGCTCCGGTATACGCGATGCCGCGCGGATGCATAATAAACGCCTTACGATTAATAAGATAATCTACGCCACCACCCGTCTGTTTATCACGGTCCACTTCTGTGGCTACATGTCCGACCGGGGAACCATTACCATAGGCAAATGCACCATTTCCAAATAGGTATGTAGTATATACACCACCAGAAGTAACCGGGCAACCATCATCTACAGTTACCTTTCTACCCTGGTATGTCTCGAATTCTACATTTGTGGAGTCGCGTTCTGTATCAATTAAATTCAACTTTTTCAGATAAGATTTGGTTGCAGAATGCATAGCAACACCACTAAGCTGCGCCTGTGCATCACCCAGAAGCTGGCAAGCGTCAATAAATGCAGATGCACTAATCACCTTTGCCGCATCACTTTTTCCTGAAGTAAGGTCAAGGATATGGTCTTTCATACGTGTTTCTGCTGGTATTGCATTATCTCCACTTCCAGATGCTGGAATCGTAGCAAATACACCTGTAAGAATAGCAATTAATTCTTTCTGCATATCTCTTGCCCAATACTGTGCCACTAATTCTCCAATTGCTTTCATTGGGTCTTTTCCTGCTAAAGCAGCAGAAAGATTTGTAGCTGCCCACATTTTCTGTCTAAGAATAGTAGTAGACACATCTTTATTCGAACCAATCTTTGATGGTGTCATTTTTACATCCTCAAGTGTTGGTTCAGACTCTCCTTGTAAGTCCTCAAAAAATGGCATATTGTGCGTTCTTGACGCCTCCGATGCCAATTCATCAAATTCCGGAGAATTAACCGTGATTCCGCTCTGGATGAATGCGGATAATTCCTTTGTTCTGTTGATTACATACGGATTAAATAATTCCGGTACGATTACGTCTGCAATTTTTGTAATTGCCATAAATATTTACCTCTCTTTCTAAATTGTTACCCCTACGGCTGCGGCCATTGCACGCGCCTGCTCAGGGTTTGTTCTTAAAAGTTCTCCCTGTTTCGTCAGATTGAATGTCTCTTTTGCAAATGGATTCTCTGTACCATTACCTCCGGAACCGCTCTGCGGATTATATGGGGGTTTCAGTGGTTGCTCCTGTTTGAACAGATACACCATAGCCTTATCCTCTTTGTACGGTTTTACGGTATCCTCCACACCGACCGGTCTTCCTTCTTTGTCAAATGTGAATTTATCGAGTCCACCGGCTTTGTAAATCAGATAATCCGGGTCCAGTACGCCTAGTTTTGTAAGGGATTCCTTCAAGGCATACGTCCTTGTAATCTGCTCATTGGCTGTCTGCTGCTTTTTGAGTTCTCCCTGCAAATTGGCAATGGTGGTCTGCAGCGTTTCATTGTCTGCATTGTTCTTTTTCAAATCTCCGATTGTCGCATTAAGTGTCTTAATCTGACCGGCAAGATTCTCCTTCTCGACAACGGCAGTATCATACTTGCCTTTGTCGACATACTGACCTGAACCAAGGTCTGCAAGCTTTACCTGCTTATCCTTATTCTCCGGCTTTCCGTTATGAGTGCTGATAGCATCTGCCACCTGCTTATAGAGTTCTTCGCCTAAAATGCTTTTTAAAAATTCCATATAGTTTCCTTTCCTGCACCGTTTTTTAACGTGGTGTCTCCACAGCAGTATGCAGTTTTGATGCCTTGCATAAGGGCAAATTGCCGTAGTTTAAACGTCATAAGGCTTTCGGACAATATAAAAACAGGACCATCGGAAAAGCCTGCGCCGCGCTGTTTACGCATTGATTTCCGTTTGCCCTGTTATTACTGGTTTTGGATATAAAAAAGCACCCGTCAGGATGCTTTAATCGCTTTCATAGCTTCTTCTTCACTTATTTCATCTATCCTTAGGAGCATATCCGTTGAACCAATGCCCTCACCGTCATACCCCATTAAGCGGTCATTCAGTATATTTGCATTGTCAACCTGCCAGCCTTTTTCCTTATCATAAATAAAAGGTATATGATTTTCAGTTTTCGCAATTTTTTTTAAATCGTTGATATAATAGTATGTTATTGCTTGTAACATATTATTTCACCTTTTCTATGTTTTTTGGCACCGAAAGTTTCTTTGATAAAGTTGTCATTTCTTTGCTTAACTTAATAGCCTCTTTTGAAGTTTTATCTTCAAGCTTGCGCCAGTCTTCATACAGTTTGTGCATTTTCTCTTTTGTTTCAAAACTTTCTCGTGTATGATACTGTATCTCAAATTTTTGTCCGTTTGGTGCAGCTACTATAGTATTGATACCCTTATATGGATTCTTTGGGTTATTCCACGTATTTTTTAATGCAATTGTATTATAGCCCATTTCGTTCAATTCAGCAATAGCCACACTCATTCTCTCAACTAGAATATCCGGATTTTCTGAGCCAAGCGTATACCTGATAATATCTTTTACTTCATACGTATTCCCATCTGGATTATACTCTGCACGAATTTTTCTAAGGTATGATTCTTTCCCTTTTACTCGATTTTTCAAACCATACGTTTCTAATCCACTGTTCCCAGCAACAACTTTCACACTACTAGTAATCAAAGGCTCACTTTCCGTCGCTTTATCATAATACTTCATTCCTTTGTACTGTGATTTGAGTATTCCATACTCTTTTACATTCCCATACTTAATATTCTGGAACTCATCGAAAGTGTTCGGCACATATGATTTTCCCAAACAGTCTTTATACTTTTTATACTGCTTTTTATCCCCGTCGAAATTTTTTACCTTTGCATAAGATACCATTTCTTCCGGAGACGATTTTACATACTGTTCAAGCCATTCTTCATATGTGATGTTGCCCGGTACATAATATATTTTTCCATTTCCACCTCGCGCTGCACGTTCTCCCGGTACACCAAAATCATCCTCGAAGTATGGACATGTGCAACCACGACAGTTCGGGTGAAATGGTGGTGCTGTTACACCAATCTCAAACTCACTCATTGGAAAATATTTGCCATCCATTCCACCACACGTCTCGCATGTATGGCTGTCCAATGTCTCCACAACCTCAAACTGCTCCACTCCAAGTTCTGCAAAACAATCCCTCTGTGCTGCATTGGAAAAAGCCGCCTGTTCTGTCATAACCAAGCGACCTGCATTCTGCTTTGACACATTCATCTTTCGTGCCAATTCATCAATAGTTTTTTGTGGGTTTGCTCCGGTGATGATATTCCGTGTCATGGTAGTATTCAGTTCATTGACCAGCTTCTGTTTGTTCGTCCAAATTCGTTCTGAAAAGTTACGTCCATCTGCTGCCCACGGTTTTTGAATAATTTGAGAAATCAACTCCTCATTCGGAGAAGCTAAATTCCATCCAATGCCAACTCCTTTTTGAATTTCATACGCCGTATGAAGGTATCCACATTGATATACATTTCGTATTGTTGTATCAATACTATCAAGCTGATTTCCAAACATTACCTCCAAAGATTGCTGCAACTGTAACTTGAGGGATTCTAGCCTGGTAATGTGTGTCCTTGCCGATGCATTCTCCAGCTCTTTCATCCACATACCATTTACACCATTCTCTTTACCATATTGTATATATTGCTTTATATCCCATTTTAGTTCCTTTAATTCAGACGATTGGAGAAGTCTGCGTGCTTCTAAAAGAGAAATTTCATTGTTATCTGCAAATCGTTGATACCAAACAAGAATCTTTGCTTCGATTTGCTGCAAGGCCTGTTGATATTGCCTTTCAATATCCGGATAGCATTGAACTCCCATTTGATAGAGAAGTTCTTCTAGCTGCTTAAACCTACCTTTCCAATATTCTCCACTTTTCATTCTTTATTTACCCATCGTTATTCTCTCTTTGAAATGCATCAACATAGAGCTCTGTCTTTTTTTGATTCTCTTTTTCTTCTGTCTCAAGCTGCTTTATTTCTGCATCCGCATCCTCAACTAAAGGATGGTTTTTCAATATCGTCTTTTGACTTACAATTCCAACAGATTCTCTGCAAATTTGTGCCTGTTCCACATCATTTTTAATGCTAGTACGAGTCCATGTTTGAATAATCACGCTGCATTCAATACCGAGTGCCTTACAAATTGCACGAATCAGACGTGAAAATCCAAGTTTAAACTCTGTTTCCATCAATCCCGTTTTCATTTCCAAAAGAGAATACATAAATTTCAATGCTTCACCCGACCGATTTCCAAAGTTCTCTGGTTGTGGGTCAAATCCTTGCCCCTGTTCGAAGATTGCCTTTCTTGTTGCTTCCAATACACTGTTTCTTGCTTCAATTGGAATCTCAATATTAAGGGTGGACACTGCACCGCCCTCGTCCCCGTCTACCTTGATGGTTTTATATTTTTTCAAATCAGATAGGAAACCGTTCAAATCTTCGCCACCATATCCAGACAGTACAAAAATTAACTCCTGTATATCATCCAAATCATTAATAAAACCGCTGTAGACCTTATCGTATACGTCTATCAGCGGCTTAATGTTTCGCAAATCGTCTGTATGTATATTGTTGTTGTAAAATGGAATAAATGGTATTTCCCCGAAATCATGTTGGTAATCCGCTACCATATCACCACTCTCCGGGTCCATAAACATATCATAATAGGTCAGCAATTCCAATTCATCACCAGTTCTGCGTCGAAATGCCTGACACTCTGTGTCTGTCCAGTATTCGTATACCGTATAAATATCACCCGTTGCATCGTCGATGTCCGGGTATACCCGCATTGCTCCAATCAGTCTGCGCTTAAGATTTCGGTCAAATACCGGGATAATCTGCTCACTTGGAACAACTGCCCATTCAAAGCCATTATCACTTTTCCAGTAATGCACCCAGGCGATAGAGGTGTTTGCAGCATTCACACACAACTCCATACAATTCTTAGCATACTCATCACCCAAAGCTTCCGTTATACGTTTATTACTCTCTGTACTGCCTACATCAAATAATGGTGGTGCTGTAAAAGCATAAGCAGCCTTTTGGTTGACAATCAATCCATGAAAATTCCTCGGAATTCGATTATCTGCATTCCGTAGAGGATTATTTGCCTCCTCTTTTTCCTCTTCTTTCTGTTTATTTCGAAACAAGATATCCGTTTCATTACGATAATATCTCTTTGCCACCTCTGCCTGCATTATGAATGCTGCATGGCCAGACTCATATTTTTTTATTAATTGTCTTATTGTTTCAATATCCATTTAATTTCTCCCACAAAAAATGACAGGTTATTAAAGACCTGTCATTTTTCCTTTGAAAATAGAATCAATTTTAATATTGCACCCTCGTCACAATTGTATCACTTCTTCTCTTTATCATACTTGGCATAGAAGAAGGTTGTTCATTCTTTTTCTTCGAACTCGTTAGGATCTCCTTCTATGATATTATTACAAATGTATGTTAAAATCTTGTTTACCATATCAGCATTCAATTCTGATAATTGATTATTTACATCGAGTCCTACTTTTTTTGCTACATAAATTATAGTTGACGACTTTGTATCTAGTTTTTTCGCAAGCTCATGTACCTTCAACTTATGACCATTATACGGTAACCATTTTTGAAGCAAATCTCCATTGACTTTGCGCAATTCTTCTTTTCCAAGTTGTTCATCTCTAACTCCTGCAAAAGCAGAATCAAAATCAATACTGTGTCCCCCTGGTATGATAAAAGTATTATAACGTTGTTGTAGACCCAATGTATTTTGTATTTGTAGCAAAATCTTTAATATTTCATTCTCCTTAGTTCCTTGTGTTTCTTTTAGTAATTTTCCATATCTGTATGCATTATAAATTGGATTATCCATACAATCTTCTAAATAATCTATTTTATCTAAAAATTTCCTCAAATTGTATTTTAATTCTTCCGCACCAAGCATATCATCTACATAAAATATCGTTCTATTATCCTTAACATCAAAAGGAAGCGAAGTTCCACTCTCACAAATATGAATTATCGGTTTTGCAACAACATGCCGCAAACATAATTCATACATAACATTAGGATTGTTCCCTGTTAGATTAGCCACTACTAAATCATCATTTATTATTCGATTGATAATTTGTGTACTAATCATGCCTGACATATTTATTTCATACGCAGGCTTAATATCATCAAAATCATATTCTTGTAAAATAGGCTTAATTGTACTTTCAATAACACCCTTCGCCTTTCTGAATATTTCTGAGTTTTCATTACCTATAGGTGTAATAATAAAGCATTTCTTCTTTTGTTTTTCATTCTTTTTATCCATTGTAAATCCCCCTTTTTACCATTATACGCCAAAAAAGGAACAGCTACAAGGAATTATATGCTTACAATGTCTTTTCCACTCTCTACCTCATTTCAAAATACTGATACCACCGCGGTTCTCATCCGTGTAAATTGCATACCGAATAGCATCCTGATCATCATCAAACTGTTTTATTGGCTCTCCGGTCTTTTCATTCCAAACATACATATAGATTTCATCCCGGAACCGCTCAACATCATCCACAATTCGTAGTTTATTCTGCTTGTATAATTGGGCCACACGCTCAATTCCGCTTAATACTGCTTTGTTTGCATTAATAGCACGCAAACCCTGCTGCTTAAATTTCTTGACATATTCAGGTCGGGCAGAGTCACAGTAGAATGGAATATTACCGTACTCAACCTTAATTGCCAGCGCCTGCTCTAACCAGAAATCTATCTCTTCAAACTGGCGGGCAACCTCTCTAATCAAGTAATAGCAACCCTGCTCATCTTTGCCGATCAGCACGATTGCCCCGAAATGTTCATATCCCCAATCCACCCCGGCAATATACTTGACAAAATTAACCCTTTGCAATTCTGCTCTGCTGATATAATGGATTTTTGCATTAAAGTCCCGGTATACGGCCCCTTCTCCCATAACCCACAGACCTTCAATGTTGCGATCATAAAACATACCAGACGGTGTAGTTTCTTTCATGTTCTGCTTGTATCTCTCTGACAGAAACGTGTTGTCATCAAGGCGATACTGTACCGCTTTGATGATTTTCCCATCTGCCTTGTCAATAAAATCTTTCTTCAACCAATGCTCTGGGTTATCCGGGTTCGTGTCGATCAGCATCCTTGCCCCATTACCGGAGCATCTGGATTTGATCTCGTCAAACACTTCCTGCTTTGCCATAGTGCCCTCATTGATATAGGCTCCATATGCTGTCATTCCTCGGATGCGCCCCAAATCATTGATCTTAGAATGTCCAAAACAGCACACCTGCACCCCAAATAGCTTAAAGCGGTTAAATTTATCAAAATGAAACTCGATACCGTACTTATTGGAAAGTTCGATCAGCACATTACGGTTAAGCGCTCCAAGATCGGCGCCCGCTAAAATATATTGTGGGTTCTCAACCCCCTGTGCAGAGGCTATCTTTTTAATACGGCGAAGTTCGTGCAAAAACAGATCATTGTCCAGAATTGTCTTTCCGGTACGCTTTGCGCCGTGATTGATCAGCATAAAATAGTCTTTGTTTACGGCAAAACGGAATGTATCAAGCTGTTTGGGAGTGTACAGATTATTCAGCATCCTTTAATACACCTTCTATCTGCTCAAAGAATTTATCCAGCTTATCCTCCCTGGCATCCTTACCTGCATCTGCTCTTGATTTCAACAGTGCAATCTCTGCTTTCTGCTTCTCGGTGGCAAGATCCATATGATCTGCAAGCCACTGCAAGGCTTTCATTCGGTCAGCAAGCTTTATCTTAATCCCATTCGTTGTATTGCTCACTTCGCTAATAATAGTTCCGTCAACTCCATCTTTTGCCAACGCAAATCCGGCATGTATTTCAACAAAATCATTAATATCAGCAAAGGCAATATCCATGTACCTCTGGAAAATATCTGCTTCACTCAGGAACTCCCTGTTTAAACGTTCCTGCTTTAATCGCAGAATTTCTTCTTTTATCCTAGCATTTCCTAGCAATCGCGAACCATTCACCAGAGCTGTTGCATAATCACAGTCATATGCTTTCTGATATGCCTTGGTAGCATTAAAACACCGAATGTAATATATACAAAAAAGATGTTGCTTATCGGTTAAATCCGTATTTTGTATTACTGACTCAACCTCATGTGCGACAGCCCTTTCTTTCTCTATTTTCTTTGATTTACTTTTCTCTGAAACGTTTCGTTTCGTTTCATTTTGGTTTTGAAACGTTTCGCTTTCGCCATCCCACTTATAGCGGTTCTTCCAAGTCCGAATAGTTGCAGCAGAACAATCCAGTTGCCTTGAAATTTCAACCAGCTTCATTCCACTTTTATATAGTTTTCTGGCTTCCTTTGCCTTTTCGTTCTGACTGCTTTTTGACAAGGTTATCACCTTCCTGCTTCTTACGCTCTCTCATTACATGGGCAATAGCCTTTTCCGCTGTCGGGTCACTGTATCTCTCTTTATTCAATCTGCCCTCCTGAGATAAAAAGTAAAAGCGCAAGAGGGGAATTAGCCTCCTACGCTTTTTTACTGCTTGCACTATACCACAATATATGTGTGTACTTCTATGTACTCTTTTCCATTTTAAAATTTTTAAGGGCCTGTGCATGTAACTTATGTACCCATTTCCAGCTATAATTCATCTTAACTGCAATACTCTCCCATTTCATCAGTCGAATATATCGATATGTCAGTACATCTTTTTCGTCCTCATTGTCCATGCACTCTATTTTATCTGTGATCTCTTTGCAAATTTTAAGCCTTTGATATCTATCTGCCATATATTGACTCTCTGCTTCATCTAACAGCGCTGCATATCCGGATAAATCTGTGGCATTGTGCGCATGGGGCATTCCGTCATTATTAATCGCCGGAATAATCTGCCCCAAACGCATTTCTCGAATTTTTTCTTCGCCCCGTTCCATCTGCCGCACGGCTCTTTCGTAACTTTTCAAATATTCTTTCTTTTCTTCAATCTCTGTCAATTCTTATCCTCCTGCCATACACAACAACGCAATTTTTATGTTACGAACCATTGACAGGCATTCCCCATCATGGTATTATTTGTTTATCCCAAACAAACGTTCTGTTGTGGATTCGTCCCGACAGGACGTTTTGTTATTATATCCTTTTGTTCAAATACTCTAAACCGGCACCACCGATCAGATTGCACATTTCTGCCACAGTTTTTTCTGCCTTTTCTATCTTCGTAGGATCATTGTCACATCTCATTGAAATATCAATTTTTTGTTGCACTGACATATTTTCCACCAGTAAATTATGAATATCTTTTTGTGTTAGCATCAATTTTCACCTCCGGTTAATTTCTGCAAATTTCCATGCAAATTTCAGTTATGTCTTGTCCAACTTTGTATATGTACAGGATCAAATGTTTTCATACACTGGGGACATATTGGATACAAACCACTTCGATAATTACTTTCCATATCTCTAAAAACTTTATTTCTTCTCATTCTTTGGAATTCCTCGTCTGCCATCTTTGCATAACTCTGGGCCTTGGATAACATCCTTTGTTGAGTTTCCTCAATATCCTCATGCATTTCTGCCAAATGTACAAGTGCGTCAAATGCATCAATAACCGCTCCGCAATCGCTGCAAGTAACTATCCTGTTGGTGGTATCTACTT